ATAGCGTTGGTGTTAATGACAACAACGGCACTGGCAGATTACAACTTGATCGTGCCACAAAAACCATCTGGCGGAACTTCTGTGTGGGCACAGATAGTTGTAGCGGAATGGGAGAAACACCTGGGTGAGAAGATCAATCTTATCTACAAGCCAGGTGCAAGAGATCAACTGGGACCAAACGAGTTTCAAAACAAACTGAGGTTCGACGACAAGACCATATTAGTATCACATGGTGGTAACGGTATATCGTATCTTGTGGAGCCAGTTGAGTACAACTACTTCGATTGGGAATCTGTTGGACACATGAACCTCAACATCATCGTGGGTGCAAGGAACAAGGCAGACACGAAAAACGGACCTATACAGTTTCCATCGGGATCTGGAATGACTCCAGAGATCATGGCCATTGTTATGTTGCTGACAGGACCCGACGGTGATCCAGTTAAGACATTTGAGAACAAGATAGTATGGGTAAAAGGAATGAAAGGGTCTGAGAGAAGACTTGCATTCATCAGAGGTGACTTGAACGCTACAAGAGAAAACCCTGCCGCATACAAGAAACACGTGATGCCAGTGATAGGCAAAGGTGACGCATACACTTGGTTCCATCATGGCTTATTAAATGTGAAGACAGGAGAGCACGACGCTGATCCAAACTTCACAGAGCCAACGTTCGAAGCACTGTTTGAAAAGATGCACGGTGTGGCACCAAGTGGTGACTTCTACGATGCGTACAAACTTGTCAAGAGTTGGAGAGATGCTTTGCAGAAAGCGTTCTGGGTCAACAAGGGCAATCCAAACAAGGACAAACTTGTGGCCGCACTTGATAAGATGATCAAGGATCCAGAGTCTGTTGCCGCAATCGAGAAGAAGGTCGGCAAGTACGAATGGAGAACAGGTGCAGAGGGTGACGCCGCGGTGAGAACACTGAAGTCATTCATTACACCAGGTGCATTGAAGACACTGTCTGATTTTGGAAAGAATCAATTAGGTTACAATGCCATCTACAAGGAAGAGTTGACCAAATAATGTACATATTGTTTACAGGGGCGCCGGGATCAAAGTGGAGTAGTGTCGTCAAGAATATCTACTGGAGTGATGACATAGATCACACCGACTATTCTGAGGCAAGGACCTACTGGCACGATGCCGATACCCCTGGACGCAGTCATCTCATGCACATTGGAGCATACTTTGACCCGGGCATGGAGTTCAGAGCCACGAGGGACAATTGGGACTTGCCTTTCTCTGGCACAGGTAAAAGGATAATAAAGTCACACACCTTTGCACACGAACTTGATCATCTGAAAAGTCTTGGATTCCCTATTGTAATGGTGTACAGGAACGATTTTGAATGCCTTGAATGGTGGAAACTGTGTGGCGAGTTCACAATCACATATCCAAACTACCAACACTTTGTGAACCTCGACCTCATGTGGGAACACATACAGGCAGAGAACCGAGACACAATGCAGTTCATAAAAGACAATAGTAACAAAATTAATAGAGTAAGTAACAATATCGAGTTGTGTAGAATGCTTGATATAAAATCGCCAAAGGGTGAACATCAAAAATTTCACGATTACCAAACAAAAGGAATCGAAGTATATGTCTACAAGTAATTGGGAAGACGCAAGAGCAAGAAGCAACTATCACTTCAACAAGTGGCACCGGGACACAGACTGTGTGCAACACCTGGGCAAGTTCACGGGTGGGTGGCAGACCGAACTACAGGCAGTGATAGAAGATGCCAAACCCCTGAACTGGGGCAACCGTAGGGAAGGCACGGGCAGAGAAAACGTCAATGTCGATGTGGAAGCAGAAGAGAATGATCTAAGAACAGCAGGTGCTGATCCCAAGATGACCATATACCGAGGACTGAAAGATTTTACAAGATGTCCAACACTACAGAAAATGACAGATTTTTTTGAATTGTCATCGACCAAGTCAAAACTACACGTGCAGTTCACAGGTGAGGTATTGAACATGCACATAGACAAGTTATATGACCTAGATGCTGATCCGAACAATGTTGTCCGTATAATGGTCATGCTACAGGATTGGGAACCTGGACAGTTTCTAATGTATGGAAATGAACAGTTCGACAGATGGAGAACAGGAGACATACACAAATTCGATTGGCAGAACATTCCACACGCAACCGCAAACGCCAGCAACAAGCCCAGACCCATGTTGGTAATCACCGGCGTGATGACAGACAGGACCAGAGACATACTAGCAAAGCCAATAAAGAAAAAAATATAGACACATTCAAACTTTTAATATAATATAAAGTATGAACAAAAAGATATTCGCCCAATTATTGGCACACAGCCAAAACGATCTAACAAAGATAACACAACCATACATCTTGGATACATTTGGTGTGGAAGTGAAACGTTGCGACACAATAGAACAATACGTAGAAGCCATAGATAACGCCTGTCTACACAAGTACTTCTCCAAGTACTGGCAGAACGACATGAAGAAATGGAAGTATTCGGGTGTGGCACTAATTGACGAAGTGAACAGTATCAAACCAAGGGCAGTGCTTGATGTAGGCTGTGGCTACAACGAATTCAAGGGCAAGATAGACAACCTAATAGGCATAGATCCCTACAACGATCGAGCGGACCTACAGGTCAGCACACTGGACTATAAGACGGATCAACGGTTTGACGTGATCATGTGTCTGGGTTCGGTAAACTTTGGTAGCCGGGACAAGATAATTGCAGAAGTGTCGAGATGTGTGAACCTGTTAGCGGAAGGCGGCACAATGTTCTTCAGGGTCAACCCAGGTGTGCAACACGACAAACCCGAGGCAGATTGGATAGAATTCTTTGCCTGGAATGTTCCGTTTATCATAGAACTGGCAGAAATTTTCAACTTAAAAGTGTTAGATATACGTGATGACACCAACCAACGTAAGTATTTTGTGTATAAAAAACTGGTCTCCTAGTAGACTTATGTTAGAATTGTGCTACAATAAGAAGTAAATACCTACAATGCAAAAACACACTAAAAGTTTATTAGAAGAACTAAGCTCAATGCCTCTTAGAAGAGACAAGGAAGAGGTCGTGGAGAGCAGGGCGTCTCACATCCTAGAGAGTGCAATTAGACTAATGACCTACATCAGAGAAAATTTTGACCAGGACACAGCGTTCAAACTAGAGAAGAAATTCAACTCAGCACTTAAGAACATGGACGCATCCAAGTTCAGCAAAGGTGTCGCACGTATCAAAGAGAACAGAGATGTAAAAGAGAACGTGCTTAAAATCAAAGACGGCGAATACAAAGAGGACTAATCAATGTTGATAGAAGATGTCCTAACAGAATTCAAGAGGACACACCTTGAACACATCGAGGACATAGTGATCACTGACGGATATGAAGGTGGCAAGGCGGTGGTGGAATACTTCAGGGGATTGCTACTGACACTCAAAGGTACCAGCTCAGAGGCCATGAGTGTTTCTGTGAAATGGGATGGTGCGCCTGCCGTGGTGTGTGGAACCAATCCAGACAATGGCCGTTTCTTTGTTGGAACCAAATCAGTTTTCGCCAAGAACGCAAAGGTCAACTACACTAAGAAGGACATAGCCAACAACCATGGCACAGACGACCTAGGACAGAAGTTGTTGAAGTGTCTTGTGCATCTAAAGAAACTGAACATACAGGGAGTGGTGCAGGGTGACCTGTTATTCACTGACGAGGACATCACACGTAAGAATGTGGATGGCAAACCCAATCTAACATTCACGCCCAACACTATCACCTATGCGGTACCAGAAGCGAGTGAATTGGGCAAACAGATAGACAGGGCGAAAGTGGGAATCATATTCCACACAACATACGTTGGAGATTCCTTAGCAGATATGAATGCGAAAGGCGGAGCAGACGTAAGTTCCTTCACCAAAAGTAATGACGTGTTCTTTGACAACGCCACCTACAAGGATGTATCAGGAAGTGCCAAGTTCACAGACGATGAGACCAAACAATTCTACAACGGAATAGAGAAGTTAGAAGGATTGTTGAACGGTGTGCCACGGAATCTATCAAGCGTGTTGGGACAGAACCAAGATTTCATACCCATGTTCCAGATGTACATCAATGCCATGGTCAGAGAAGGGCAACTGCCAAACGATGCCAACAAGTTCCTACTAGGATTCAAGAAATTCTACAACGATAGGATGCAACAGCAGATGTCAGGACTGAAGGCACAGAAGGCCTTGCAGTTGAGACAGGACAAGATGAAACAGATGCCGGTGTTCCTTAATAGGGCCAAGAAACCATTACAGGCCATGCTGACATTCTATAGAGCGGTGCAGACCATGAAAGCATTTGTATTGAAGAAAATGAATCAAGCACAGGCCATAGGTTCATTCCAACAGACGGACAGTGGTCTAGAAGTCACAGAACCAGAGGGTTTCGTTGCAGTAGACAGGTCAGGTAATGCTGTCAAGTTGGTAGATAGGTTGGGATTCTCAAGAAGGAATTTGACTACTATCAGCAAATTCAAGAAATAGATTAATAGTCTTATTAATTTCCAAACTTAATTTCTCTTTATTGAACATGGTATCATAGTTGTGTTGTCTCAACGCCTTTGTCTGCAGATAGATGTCCTGCCATTTTTTATGTCCGTGTTTAAGATCTGTTGAAGGGTCTTTTAATTCTTTACACAACGAAACTATCTTGTCGATACGCACATCTGGATCCTGTTCGAGGTCATAACTTTCATCAAAGTAGTTACTAAATGTTTTAAAACCCATCTCTCTCAATTTCTGTAGGTACAGATGATTGCCATGAACTATGAAAAGATGTTGTGCCATGATTGGCTTCCATATTTTCTCTGTCATGAAGATTTCGTCATTGTTGACGTTTGTCTCTGAAACTATTGAACAGACTGTGTCTATGTATGGCAGTTCGTATATGTCTTGATCTTTGCCAAAACGTGGATAGTCTTTGGGGTCTATGCCAGGTAATTCGTATTTCTTGTCTAATCTAATAGGATCATCGAGCATGGTGAAAGTGTATATGCTATTATCTAAGACATTGGCATCCTTGAGCTTGTTGTACAGTTTAACCCTGTGGTTTCTAGGATACTTGTTGAGGTACAAGAACTCGTGTACCTTGTGCCAGTAACTGCCGTTGTGATCGTGTGTGAAATTGAATTTATTGTCCTTGTGTTTGTTATACATGTAGTACCAGAACCAACTAGTGCCACCAGTCCATTTGAAATGTTCTATATCTATCTCAGGATACTGTGGACTTGATGTAACATTCTCTACTGATTCCCAGGGTGTCGCTTTTATGAACTTAAAATCCTGACTGTGCAATAGGTCACAACGTTTCTTAAGTTCTAAATCGAATTCCGTGTTGCCTTTCAGTCTGTCATTATCGAGTCTCACATCAATGATGGCAAATTTACGATCATAACTGTCCAAGTCATAGTTGTGTAGGGTGTAATACTCACCGGTCATTTCGAACTGCTGTTCACCCAATGTGTTCATATTGATGAACTGCTCCAGGTCAAGATGGTATCCGGTCTTCATTATGTCTGTGAGAATAAAGTTTCGTTGCATATCGCCTATAAATATCCGTATGTTAACGCCATTTTTAAAGTATGTATCTGAGGGCAAGGTAATAAGACGGAATAGTGACTTGCAGAGATTCACTTTCCCGGAGGTCACAGAGAGGATATATCTCAGTTTCCTGGCACTGGCCTTGATGAGTCAGAACAAGGACACAGCAGATTTCGCCAAGTCATACGCGGACCAGACCATGGCCAAGGGAACTTTCGACCAAGTCAGGATGATCAACAATGATCTAGCCAACATGTTGGCCATTGTATCAGGAGATCCGGAGATCACCAAGAAACTAAAGAACAAGGACGAAGCACAGGCCATGAGGCAGAGACAACCCGTGCCCGTTATGGCATTGAGAAGATACCTAAGGACATGGGAAGAACACTTTAAGAATCTTACACATCTAGAGAGATCTCTCAACATCACTGATGCCAACCTCAAGAACATCAGGCGAGCAGTGGCCAACTACACGAAGTTGGATTCAAAGATGAAGATGCAGACCTTACACAGACTGCAACAGCAACTACAGGCCAAACTGCCTAACACTGACATATTAAAGAAATTCAAGGAACTGTAATGGAAGAACAAAGAAAAAAATGCCACAGGTGCAACTGCAATCCACATTGTGATGAGCCCTGCTCTAACTGTGAGAAGTGTGATCACTGTGACTGTGACAGATGTCTAGAGAGGGCATTTTGAAAATGATCAAGTACATCTGTGAGAAGTGTGAGTGCGAACAGCACTGTAGAAAATCCTGTACCGAGTGCAGGGACTGTCCAGACTGTGCTTGTAAAGAGTGTGATGCCAAACGAAAATAGTTTCTGGGTACTCTACGGTCAGCATACAGAACCAACATTCCTAGAAGAGGCAGGCAACGGACAGCAGGCACAGAGAGATGCCAGTTTGAAATACGTCAAGAGTTGGAGGACTGCGATCGACGTGGGTGCCAACGTGGGCGAATGGACCAGGCCACTGGCCAAGAGGTTTGACCATGTGATCTGTTTCGAACCCAATCCAAATTTTAGAAACTGTTTCAAAAAGAACATCACAGAATCAAACGTCACACTGTATCCGTATGGGTTGAGCACACATGCACACACGGCCGAACAGGGCACCAATCACACACATCTAAACTACGTGGTGGGGGACACCAAACCCAGGGAAGGTGACATAGAATGCCGATCCCTTGACAGTTTCGATCTCCGTGATGTTGACTACATCAAGATAGATGTGGATGGGTTCGAGATACCTGTGCTCCAAGGTGCACGGGATACTCTTAAGAGAAACAATCCTGTGATCAACATCGAGATGAAGGAACGCAAGAGGCCCAAGATAGTTGCGGAATCTAGGAAAATACTGCGGAACCTGGGTTATGACCATCATTCACGTGTGAGAAGTGACGAAGTGTGGCTTAAATCTTAATATTACAGCATAATTTACCAAATTAACCTATAAATACTTACAACTTGATTCCTGAGCGGAATCAAAGCATTATGTTAACAGAAAAAAAGGAGGATAACAAATGCCAATAGCACCAAACAGAACGGTGACTGCACTAATCGGAGAGCAAGACTTTATCGGTAAGGCAATCACTATGATCTCAGTGGACTGGGACGTAGACGCAGATGCTTCAAGAGAAGCCATGGAAGCAGTCTCAAACACTATACTATCAAGAGCAACAATCTTAGCCGCAGGTGCGGTTTATGACACTGGTACGAAACAAGATTTCTTACTAGAAGGTGACTTCACAAGCACTATCAATGATTTCACATCATTGGATGGAACTGTGACAGGAACTTTAGCTCAAGTTTTAGTAGAAGATATCATCAACCTAGGAACAGTAGACTCGATTGATTTTACTTCAGGTACTGTTGCTGTAACAATTAAAACTACATTCAAATACGCTTAATCGTATTGATTGTATCTTAATTAGAACAGGAGCAAACAAATGCCAGCAACTAAAAATAACTTTAGTCACGTTACTAATGTTGAACTAGAAGGTGTAGCAACATCTTCTTTCACAGTGGACTTCATCAACTCAATGGCGGCTGAAACAAGCGACTTGTCATCTGGATCTGCAACAGCAGGTTTAGAGGCGGTAAGAGCAGTTATCGGTTCGTACATCAACATCCTTTCAGAAGGACCGTTGGCTGATACAGGTACACAGAAAACTTACACAGTGAGAACAGACTCTCTGGGTACTCTAATAAGTGCAAACACTTTAAGAGATGCCATCAGAGCGTTGAACGGTGCAGGTTCAGTTACAGCAACTATCTCAAATGCGACAGTAACAGCAACTGACATCGCTATCTTAACTGCGGCGGCTGTGTAATAACACAGACGTTAGGTAGTTTACCAAAAAGGGGCGGATCTTTAATTAGGTTCGCCCTTTTTTCTTGACGTAAATATCGATATGCACGAGTACAGGATCCACACACTGGTAGACATCACCAACAATGGTAATCTCAAACGACAGTTTCCATTTAAAACCGATGCCGGCCACGACA